CTGTTTGGAGTAAGCATTTCGTGTAACCTCCTTAGTTCTCATGCTCACTGATTGCGACAGTGAGTTCGAGTCTGATATTCGCGGCGGCTGCGAGCGCGGCGCGTGCGGTGCGGGCCTCGACGGTGGCGGGCGCAACCACGGTGTCGGCCGAAAGGGTGTCGTCGTCCCAGACGACGAGCTCCTCGGCGACGCGGGCGTTTCCGACCAGAATCGGAACATCGGCCACATTGCCGGCCACGAGATCGGCCGCGATGATGTCGTCACCGAGATATATTCCGCGCGGAACACTGGAGCCGTCAACGCCGGCTACGGCGATGAACGGGGTCCACAATCCACTTGCGGCTATCTGCGCCATCACCGTGCCATAGAGCAGATCGGTCGTGCGCTGTGCGTTCTGGATGATGGTTTCATTCCGCACGTCGGACTCATCACTGAGAATGAGCGGGCGGGTGCTGTTATCCTGTCGTGCCTGGACTGCCATTTTACTTCACCTCCATTCCGAGGGATTTTTTCGCGTCCGCGATTGCGGCCTGCAGATCGGCCTCGTTGCGTATGACGCCGTCCTTGCTCGGCTCGGCGGCGGGCTGCTGTCCACTCACGGCGGCGGTCGCGGCTGATTCGGCGGCAGCGGCGGCGGAATTGCCTTTCTCGGCAAGGGCGTCGTATACCGCAACGGCGGTTTCGAGTCCTTCGGTCGATTTCTCGCCCTTGATGACGCCGACGGCAAGGTCTTTGATTTGATTCGGATATTTGCAATCCGACATCAGAAAGGGTGCGGCTTTGGCGATGCGCGCCTTGACCGCGTTTTCGCCTTCGATTTTCCCCGCATTGAATTTCGCCGACAGTTCGGCGTCATACTCGTTTTTCGCGGCGGGGTTCTGACTCAAAAATTCGTTCAGAGTCATTTTTTGAACCTCCATAGTATTTTTGCCCGCGTTTGGTGCGGGGTTGTGCGCTATTGCGAGTGGTATTTCGGTAAGCAGTGCAGCCACTTGTCCGGGGTCGTCGCTGAGTTTTGCGGATTTAAGTTTTGCGATGCAGTCCTCTACGGCTATCCTGGCATACGCAATCGCGTCGTCCCGGCTCTCGGATTTTTCGGCTGTTTTTATTTCATGTACAAATCCTGACTCTTTTATTTCCTCGCCGAAAAAATATGTCTCGGCGTCCATTAACTCTTTAATTTCTTTTTCGGTTTTGCCGGTGCTTTCTGAATATACGCGCCGCATGAGTTTCGTTACGCCGTTCATGTAGTTAAGAAATTTCTCGGCGTCGAGATAATTTCCCTCCATGAAGCTCATCGGATTGTGAATCATAAATACGGCCGTGCTCTCGGCCGTACGGCGTTTTCCGGCAAGCGCCAATACTGAAGCCATCGATGCGCCGAGGCTTACAAGGTGAGTATCCAGATTGCCCTTATAATTTCGCATCATGTTATACATGGCGAGGCCACGGTAGACAAATCCTCCGGGACTCGATATGACGAAACGCAAATCCTCGCCTCCCGCATTTTGCAAAAGATCGAACATCCACTTTTCATCCTGGTCGAGTCCGATGATTCCGTTTATCAAATATTCTTTCATAATTTTTCACACAAAAAAGCCCGGGCATGGGTTGACCACGCTCGGGCTTTCTGGATGTCTCGGCATTGCCGAGGCCGGAAAGATATCCGTTACAAATTATCGGTTACAGGCTCTCGTACCGCGCTTTCCGGACGCCGCGAATACCTCCATTGTTAAAGGTGATGATTATGTCGCCCGAAAATTTCCGGGAAATCAGGGTGCGGATAATTTCAATAATACGTTCCATTTATGCCGCTACTATGGGACATAATATGTATTTGTCAAGCATTATTTTTTGACCTCAGATTTTATCCACTCGATGTCGGTTTTTATAGCGGGGATATCGGCTGTACGCTCGGCAAGGTCATCGCGGAGGTCGTCGATTTTTCGGAACAGGGCTTTGATTTGATCGTCGTATCCCCGGACCATGCGCGCAACGAACCAACCAGCAATAGCAATGATGAGACCAGCAATACTACCGATGATACCTGCAATGTAAGCAATAGTTTTCTCCTCCAATTCATGACTCCTCCGTTATGTGTTATCCGTATCTCTATCGCTCGCGCTGTCGCCGGTTATCGGTGCCCGCGGCCATGGCGGCGTCGGTAACTCCTCGTATTGCCGGGCGTTTTTCATGCGGTTTGCTTTGCCGCTCGATCCGTTGAGGTTGCGGGCCACGTCGTCAAGGGTCTGAGCGCCCAATTCAACATATCCGCGATCGGCTTCCATAGTGGATTTTGGGTCAATATTCGGCATGGGTTGCGCTGACCATTCGCAGCACATCCAGGCCGCGCGGAGGAGCGGATCCGACCAACCGGGGGCCATGATGCGGCCGGCGGCGATCTCCTCGGCAAGCCACATTTCAACGATGGGCTCGCAGAAATCGGAGACGGTTTCCTGTCGCTCAATTTGCGCGGTGCGCCAGCATAGGAGCAGCGTGCCACGGCTCGCGGAATAGTTGGCATTGAATTTTTTCAGGACGAGTTCGACCGACCATCCCTTCGAGGCGGCGATATACGAGAATACCGAATTGACGTATGCGTCAAATGACGCGCTCGGGGCGGTGTCCTGCAGGAATTTGAATTTATCGCCGCGACGGAGGTTGCCGACTAACATCGATCCGGGCTGGCGTATGGTCGCCTCGGGTGCGACGGCCCAATTTACGACGGGCTCGAGACTTTCGGCGGTGACATTTCGCGCGTCGGGCGACGGAGTGGGGCTACTCCCGTATTCGCGGATTGGTCCGGCCACGCGACCGGCGAGGGGTTGCGATGCGTCCTGTTGATCGTTTTCAACCGCGCCGACGAATGACGCCTGGTTGATTGCCTTTTGGAGTACCGACGCCTTGAAATCGGTCAAATCCGCGAGCTCTTGTATCGCGTGGGCGAGGCTTGAAAATCCTCGGCCCTGTCCGGCGTATTCAGGGTTGTAGCCGTGTAACATCATGATCCGGCCCGATTTTTCGCCTACGGCCGGGATGGTCTGCTCGACGTATGCGCCATCGGCCCCACGGGTCCAGATTTTATAGCCGATCTCGCGGCCGTTCTGGTCGCGGATTATGCCATCGTCGGATAGGAGCGGCGTGTAGGTCGATGTATACCCATGACCGCGTATCTGGTTCGGGTCAAAGAATTCGATTTGAAGCGGGTTGATTTGATCTTTGTCGCGGCCATAGTATAGGCGCGTGAATACGTCGTTGTCGCGCTGTTTCTGGAGTTCGTACAACCGCGTATTCTGGTAAAAATTATTGACGCGGTTGCGGGACGATTTTTTTGATTGCGCCCACAAGTGAAATCTCTTCGCGGCGTTCTCGGCCCATGCCTCGGCCTGGTCGTCGGTGATGCCCAGGATTTCGGCGATCGGCGTCGGTTTCCAGTAGATACCCACGTCCACGACCGTATCGACGATCGTGTTTACGAGCGCGCGGCACTCGATCGAGTCCGTCATTTTTTCGCGGACCTGTTGGCGGATCGCGTAATGGTCGTGGATGTTGATCGGCGCTCGGGTATTCATCCCGCCGGGCCACTTCCCGCCGCCGAAATTCGGGGACGATATGCCCGTACCGAGATAGGCTACAGGGGATGAGCGGCGCACACTGTCGGCTATGGCGTGGACGGTCTCACGTATTTTCGCGCGCGCCTTATAATACATGCGGTTGTATTTCGGTGATAATTTCACGGTCGCCGCCTCAGTCGGATACTCACGATACCCATACAGGACAGCTCGTTGATGTAGTGGTCCTCGGTTGCGTACAGGCCGTCGAGCATGTTTTTAATTTCGTCGATTCCGCGGCGCGTGGTGCGCTGTTTGCCCTCGCCCGAATCAAATTCATACGACGACACGCCGGTCGAGGCCATTTCGAGCATGACGGTTTCGAGTTTTTCGATTTGCGCCTGTACCGCCGCGAGTCTACGGGCGAGGCGCTGTCTCCGCGCGTCTATGTATCCCATTTCGCCGCGATTATGTCGCATGGGGGCGGAAAAGTCAAGCAGAAAAAAAAGTTAAAAAAAATCGAAAAAAAACAGGAAAACGCTTGACATATTGCGGCGTATGCGGTAGATTGTATGTATTGAGATTAACGATATTACGATGGAGGGATGAGATGAAAGAAACAAAAACACTTAACGGCTGTATGGATTCCGACAGGGCATACGATGAGCTGATCAGCAACGGATACGATTGGTATGTGGTCGAGTACATCGACGGGAGTTTTGACGTCAAACACAAAACCGGGCTGTCGTCAATCCTGGAGTGTGGACAGGACCCGGCAGACTATGGTATTTTCACGCTGCATCAGTGTTGGGGTGGCCAGGAACTTGGGGAGTGCCCGTTCTAACGACACCATGCACCACAGCCCGGTGCAGCCCTCGATGAAAAAGCCCGCGCTAATCACGCGGGCTTTTTCATCGCCGTTTGCCGCGTGAGTTCGTCGATTACCGTGCGGTGCGTGATCCGCTGTATGTCCTGTTGATTCCATTTATTCGCCTTCGCCCATGCGCGATAATTCAGAAGTTCTGAGTCCAGCCAAATGTCGGCGCCACATAGGCAACCGGCGCGACAGTCGAGCGATTCATTCCTTCGGCCCTTCGCATCATACGATCCATCACTCATTTTTTCCTCGGCGGTGAGCATGTCAAAATAGTGCTCGCCGTAATCGATGGGGAAATCACAGAATCCGGGGCGCTGTTCGGCTCCGGGTTGACGTGGTATTTTCAGGTTGGCGTATACCTGGTTTTTATAATACACGGTCGAGATTTCGTAGAGCGTCACGTCCTCGTTTAATTTCACGGCACGGTAGCGTTTGAAACTCGATTCGGTGAGCTCGTCGGGCGCGGATTTATCGGCTGCCTCATTTTTGCGGCGCTTGATCGAGCGGAAGCCCTTCGAGGGGAATGTGTTGCTCCAGCGCTGACAGAATCGGTATACCACGTCGGATGTTTCCCCGTCGCCGCTGTCGATCAGGATTATCGCGACCGTGAATTTGTAGCCGTCCTCGCGCCGCTCGAATGTAAGCTCGTTTTTTACCGCCCATTGGTGCATATCCTCCCACGCTCCGGAATACGGGTCGTCAACCTCGCCCTCGAATCGCTGGTATGCAATGCTCCATGTACGATATGCCGCGCCGATTCCGAGTATCTCCATTTCAAGGCGCGGAGGATTTTCGGGGTCGGACTTACTACCGCGCTGCACGTCGACAAACGCAGTGAGATATAACACCCCGGGCGGTACGGTCCCGGCGCGATATTTTCCGCGGTTCTCGAGCACGGTTTCAAGTTTCGGGCGCGTTCCGGCGTCGATGAATGGGAGCCCCCGCTGGTGGTTCGTGAACACCCTCATACCATCCGGGGTTCGGTGCGCGGTTTTCCAGGACGTGTAATAATCGAGCCACGAGAAACCACCGTACATGGCAATGAGCGCGTTCATGTGAAATGATCGGCGTAGTCGCTCGGGCGTGGTTTTCGGCTCCCATCGGCCGGCTTTTATCATGCTGGTTTTCTGCGTCTCGAATATCGCGTCGTGGCAATACTCACAGAGGTAGTACACCATTTCTTTGTCGTCGTATTTCTCGACGCGGAGGCCGTGGTTTCCGGCAAAGTCGTTGTCCACAAGGAGTTGAAACTTCCCGCACATCGGGCAGGGCACGAAATATTCGCACTGATCGCCGAGGAGGAATCGTTTGTAGATTGTCGAGGTCTGGAATTCAACGGGCGTTGAGAATGCCCCGATTTTACGGCGTGTGCCCCATTGTTTTGTCCGGTTCTCGACGTTATCATCCCATAGACCCTCACCCGTGGTCAGTCGTTGCGGGGCCGCGTCCACCTCATCAAGGAGCGCGATCCTGATACTGTCCGACCGTTGCGACGCCGCCGACTGTGCGCTCGCCTGTTCGAGGAATCCACCGCTGAATAATTTCCGTTTTGTGGTGTCGCCGGTGCGACGGCTTTTCTCGTTTTCGACGGGCGCGATCATGCGGCCCCGAAGTCCGAGGCTGTCGATCAGTGGTTCGAGTCGTTTGTCCCACCATTTTTTTAACAGGTCGTCGGTGCCGCTCATAACGAGGATCGGCGCCGGGTTCTGAATGTAATAGCCGACGACGTTCTCCTCGATGAACGTCTTGACCACCTGGGACGCGCTCATCACGTCGATGTATTGCGTCGGGTTCCAGGGCGAGAAGCAATCCATTATTTCAACCGCGTATTGCGTGCGCGTCAGGTCAACCAGCCCCGGGAATGGGGTGTTCTCGGGCATCACGCGCCGGCCGTGGATATATTCGCTGATTAACCGGGGCGGCGGCGATGAGGGGAGTTCGGCGTTGAGGGCGATTAAAAATTCGATATCGTCAGTCGATGGGTTTATCATGGATCATTTTCAACGCCTTATTTATTTCTCGTTTTACGGCCTCGAGCACCTTGTATGATTCGCCGTCGATGATTTTGTCCGCCGCGGTAATCGTCTCCGGTCGATTGCCGATGAACACCTCTACCGATTTCCCCACCATATCGGCGGTGATCGTGCGCTTCTCG